CTTTACCATCTACCTGACCTTGTATATCGAGAACAAAGTCACTATAATCTCCGTTTCTCCAAGTATCTAAATCATCTTGTACTGCATTTAAGCTGGCTCGATAATTATCTGCTCTTACCCAGTCATTACTCTCATAAGTACCTGTACCTGTTTTACTTTCAGTACAACGCAGTATATCCCCTACCTCAACTGCAGGAAACAGGTTAGGTACCTCAGTAAGAGCATCTACTAACCATAAATCCCCTACATCGTAAGGAGCAGTAGGTTGTACTACAAACACTCGTCTTTTATCGTCAGCTAAGTCTAGCGCATTCAAGGCAGCAACATAAGCATTCTGAGCATCTGTATCTGTTATCAAAGCCCATGTGTAACCCTCACTATCAGTAGCAAAAGGACTAGTACTATCCACAACAGTCTTTACAAACTTATAAGCTCTATCATACGTCTTGTAACCTGTATCACCACTTGTATACTGGATATATACGTCACCAACATGTCTAGCTCTTTCTTCCTCTGTGCCACTAGCTACATCCGCAGATTTCCAACTTGCATATGGTTCTGCAGTCTCTATTAGCTCGTCATTACCTGTACTGTTGTTAGGGTTCTCAACACCTAGCATAACATCATAAGTACCAGTAGTAGTCTCTATGACACCATCATTCTGCTTCTGTAGTATTGCTACATCTGCTAATAGGCCTGTACCATCAGGAGTACCTTTAACCAGACCTACATAAGATTGCATGTGATCCATAGCACTAGCTGTAGCTGTAAGCCCGATAGAAGGGTCATTAATAGATGTACTAAGTACACTAATGGAATCTGCATTAGCAGTTATAGGAGTAGTTAAGGTACTTTCAAGAGTAGTTAGTGCTGCACTTACATCACCATCCAGTAGCTCCGAGCTAAGGTGGTCTGCAGCAATAGCTAAAGCCTGATCTGCCGTAACTTTAGTAGAATCTAGGGTGACGATACTGGCACTGTTTGTACCTACAGTGGCGTTAAGGGTAGTTAATCTAGATGTGATAATGCTATCGATAGTAGCTTCTATATTGATCAGTTCTTGGTACTGATTCTTTGCGATATCTAGCTCACCTAACGCAGTGTTGATAGCGGCAACAGCATCATCTAAGCTAGTCAACCCATTAGCTAGGTTAACCGCCAACACTTCATCAATGATAGATAGCAGCCATTGAGGGGCAGACTCTGCACTAACTTGCGCATATAGCCCATCCCCTATAATAGAGTACTCTTTCTTATGACCTTCTACCCCAAACTTACTAGGAACTAGGTCTATCCCGGTAGCACCGTCTACAGCGCTTACTTCTGTACTCGTCCCTTTATCTAGGTCTACGGTGTGTAGTTCTAAATCAATCGACATAAATCTCCGGTATCTTAGCTATGAAATCACCATTATTAAGCGTACTACACTCAATAGTAAGCTTATATACCGGTTTAATATAGTACCTATCTACTTTAGACCCACGCTCAGCTTGTAGTGTATTCGCCTCACTAGCTGTAAGGACAAGAGATACCTTACCTGATAGAGCATCTACTACTGTGAGCGGTTTTGACAAGACTGAGGAGTTACTTTCTAAAGTACTTAACGTAGCTTGAAAGGTGTCTCCTGCATCGATTTCCATAGGCAAGGTAGTACCATCTGCTTTAATAGTGAAAATAAAAGTATTTGGTACACCTCTAGTAATCACAAATCTATCTGCTGAACATCCAGCCATACAAAATCTCCTTACCCAATAACCATAATTGAAGACTCTCCGAAAAAAGCCTTCTATATGATTATTCCGGTGATTTATCCGAATACGAAATGGTGTACCTAGGTCTCATGACCACCTCACTCAATCCGTTTGCACCAGCTTTCTTCATATGCTGAGGAATCATAACACTCTTCAACACATCAATATGACCTTGCTGTACTTCTACTTCCATCTGTAGAGGCAGTACCATAGTACCTAGGTCAAAATACATATTACCACAGTTTACTGTAGCAGTAGTTGTCTGGTTATTAACACGTTGGTCGTTATCTATAATAGTAATTACTTTAGTCTTACGTGCCGCAGCTTCCCTTTCTTTAGCTAAAGTTCGACGATCAAACCCGCCTTTCTTAACTTCTTTTTTAGGGGTTTCCTCTTTCTTAGAGGCTTCTGCTTTTTCTACCATCTTCTCGATAGACCCACTCTCTTCTTTTTCGTAGTGAGCATCGATCTTATCCTGTAACTTAGCTTCTCCGATATTCGGGCTAAAGCTGATACCTAGATCAGTAGCTTCTTGTTTTAAGTCATCAATTTTTGACATTTCTAAATCCTTTCGGTTGTTTAGTTCGTTAAATTAGTAAAACACTTACTATTATATACAATACCTTATAAAAAATAAAGCCCTCCTAAGAGGGCCTTTATACACTAAGCTAGATTACTTAGATGCACATACCATCATCTTCAATAGACGCTCTTCTTGCAGGATTAGACCAGCATAGAAGAAGTTGTATGAGAAGAAGCCGTTAGTCCCGTAAGGGTTAGCATTCTCAACAGAACTTGGTGATTTCGAGTTAAACTTGATTTTACCTTGACCTTTAAGACCAACAGTAGCAAATGCACCTTCAGTCGGGAAAAGGATTGGGTATACAGCAAAGTTACCACGATCAGCAGGTGTAGCAGAAGTTAGATCTGTGTCACCGATGATAGCTAGGTCACCAACATAGTTTTGAGGAGGTACAGCACCATCATCATAAACTACAGCGGACTCAGCTTCAATGAAACGTACTTCATGTAAAGCACCAACTTCACCTTCGGCTAGGTTACCAGCAGACGCATATTTATGAGCAGGAATCCATAGGTATTCTTTCTCATATGTAGCACCACGAGTAGCAGTCTCTAAATCAGACTTAACATCAGCACCGATAATAGCAAAGAAACCAGGAGCTACTGTTTTAGTATCAATCTTAGTTGAACCAGTAACCATCTGAGAGTTCTTCTTAGCACGGTTACGTACAAGCTTCTTAACACCTTTACGAATTAATTCGTAAGATACACGGTTATCTGCATCATCAGAACCGTCAGCTTGAGTAGCACCTAAAGTAGCGTTAGATGTAGCTGAACCAGCATAAATAACAGTACCAGTACCAAGCATATCTAGCTGTACTAAATCTTCCATACGTGAGTTAGCTAGTTCACCTAGTTCTTCACGGTAGCGTACTTGAATCGAATCTTCTGAGAAAAGTTCAACTTCATCAGTGTAATCGATCATTTCACCATAGCGAGCTAATGATGTTTCAACAGTCACTTTCTCAAGTGAACGTTTGTTTACTGCACCAGCACCTTCAGCTAGGTTAGCGTTAGTTAAAGCAGTTGATACTTCAGAAGCTGTACGGTTAGTCATGTAACCTTTAGCACCGAAATCTGCATCTCCTAAGGCACGGTCATACATATGCAAGAACTTAGAGATCTTGAATGTCTTACCCATTTTCTTAGGCATTTGTTTTTTGTCAGCGAACTGACCGTAAATATTAACACGGTTAGCAGCTTTAATACCTGCTTTGTCGTAATAATGTACAATAGTATTAGCACCAGCTGTTGAGTTGGAACCATCACCGTAAACGTTAGTAGCCATGATTTATTTCTCCTATAAGACTTTTACGTTAATCCATCGTTTTCTTATACCACTCTTCAAACGCTTCATCCGAGTCATCTAGGTAGTCTACTCCTTGTTTCATCCCTGCCTTACTCTTAGTAGTAGCAGCGGCTTTACGCTTTTTGGATGCTTTAGTAGTAGCAGTACGTTTAGCTTCATTTTGTCGAATCTGGTCTAGTCTGGCTTGTTCTTTAGCAGCTTTATCTGCCTCTGCCTGTAACCTACTTGCCTCTTCTTCTTGTCGAGCTTGTAACGCTTCTGTCCTTTGTAACTCGCTAAAGTATTGTCTAGCGGCATCTTTGTAGTACTCTAAGTCTGATTTACGTCCACCATCATAAACTTTAAGTTTATTGGCAATCGGAGAAACGATATCATACATACCACTCTGAACATCGACGTGTAAACCTCGAATAGTCTCAGGCTGTTGTGACATCTCTTTCCAAGACGCATCATCCCATTGTTTCCCTACAATATTTTCTGTAATCGAGTACTCTCTATCCTTACTAATGTCGTCAATGACGTCTTTAAGAGCAAGGGCCTGTTCATCTCGACCATAATCCTTCGCAACATATCCACTATTCTCTGTGTCTAAATCGAGAGCATCTACGCCTGTTCTCTTTAGTACTTCAGTAACAGCTTCTTTGTCACCCTTCAGCACGTCAATCATTAAGTTAATGTCTTCGTGACCTAGTCCTGCTTGCTCGATAGCATCAATGGTTTTACGATACGGCTTAATAGCTTGCATCTTCTTAGTGTAATCCATTGCCTGCCCAAAGATTTTAGGAAACTGTTCCATAATCTCTTTGTCGTCAAACTCGAACTCTTGTCCGTTAGCTTTAAACTTATGCTTACGTACTTCTTGTTGTGCCTCAGGTTCGGCTTCTACATCTTCATCCGTAGGTTCAGTTTCATCTTCCTCAGTCTCCCCGTCAGGAGTATCTTCGTCAGTTTCTTCTGCGTCCTCATCCGAATCCGCTTCTACTTCCTCTTCTTCACTAGCATCATGATCTTCAGAGTCTGCATCAGATTGTTCTGGATCATCGTTCAATTCTTCATCTAGGTCAATCTCATCTTCTGAGTCATCAACCTCACCTAAATCTTCTTCAACCTCAGCAGTAGCCTGGTCTTCATCTAGATCAATATCAGGAGAAGCTTGAGCTGCCTTCGCTTCTTTAAAAGCAGCCTCAAGTTCCTCGTCCGATAGATCATACAGTTCATCTTCTGTCATCTATCGGCTCCTATTATTCGTCTTCATCGTCTTCATCTGGAACCCGTCCTAAAGAATCAATTACATTAAAGTAATCTTCTAAATGACTGATTGCAATTAGACTTTCCATTACTTGACTACGTAAGTTATTCTGAATAACATATTCAGTAGCAAGTAAACTTACACCGTCCACCGCTTTATTCTTAAAGTATTCTTCTAAGATAACTTTCTGGAAGTCTGGATTTTGTTTTAAACGATCTAGTGCTTCAAACATTGCCACGTTCTTTTGGCGTTCTACTAAAATTAGTTGTTCATCAGTTGATGGAGTATTCATAAAAATGAGGTCCTTTCAATTATTGATTTAGTTATTATCAAATTGTATTTAAAACTAGCACTATTACTAGTTATTCGTATTGTATTACATCTAATCCCAAATGTAAAGCCCTAGAGCCTACTTACCCTTAGATTTAGATCCTTTCTTACACTTCTTTTTCTTCATCTTCTTCTCCCCTTTCTCGACTCCTGCATAGTAATGGGTAGTATTCTGACCTTCTCCACCACCATACATCTGAGCCAATCCTTGTGCTCCCATATCAGAACCTGTACCTATATTGTAGGTTCCCTTCTGGACCATTCCCACTATCTCGTAGATCCCCTCGAAGACTGTGAGCCTTGTTAGCATACTCAGCCACCAATCCCTTCGTAACAGTAGGAACGTACTTCTCATACTGTACCGCATCCGCATACGGACTTATTGTTAGGTTATCTGTAAGATTAATGTTAGCGCGAGCTGCCAACTTAGCCAGTCCTTCAACGCCATAAGCGTTATCTGTGAAATCTAGGTTACCGTACCTACCTTCCACTCCTACCTTACTCACAGGGATCCCGTTTTTCACCGAACCTTCCAAGTAACCTGCAGGAGTTTTGAAACGTACACCACCTTCTAACGGTCTAGTCTCAGCATCCGGGGTTAGGAACATATCCACATTATCACTAGATACCACCGAAACTCTACTCATTACATACCTGCCGTCATAACTAGTCCTGCCTGTGTACTAGGAGGAGCGGACTGTACTTGCGCTTGCTGTTCTTGGGCCATGATCATCTGAATAGCCTGCTCAACCAACCCAACCGGAACTCCCTGTTGAACTAGCTCTTCTGGTGGTACACCTTGCATCAGCATATTGACCACCTGCTCTAGTTCCATCTGTTGTTGCATTCCTGCTTGTGCCGCTAATCCTTCCATCTTACCTTACTCCTGGGTATGCTTCATTATATTGCTGCCTCTCAAGTCTCATCAACATCCCTTCTTCAGGAGTAATCTCACCTGCCTCAATCATAGCTGCGATAGAATCCACTCTACCTACATTTTCCGCTAAACCTTGAGGGTTACCCCATCCTTTAGACCTAGGTGTTTCTATAGGTCTCTGCGGCATGTAAAACTCACCTGGTCCAGTATTCACAATCTGCTCTCCAGGACCTAATCCTGTAGCCTCTGTTTTAGCTTTAGCAATAGCCTTAGCTTTAGCGTCTTCTAAAAAACTCATTATTCCACCACTCCTAAATTGTCGTCCCCAGCCATAGCTTGAAACGCTAACTGGTCCATATTTACCTTTCTCTTAAAATCTTCTACTTCTAGCTTCTCTCTATGAGCGATACCTTCATCTTCCTTCAAGAAGCGTAGATCTGTCATATCAGCTTCACTACCTAGCTTCCTAGCTTTGGCAGCTTCTACAGCAGCTTTGTTACGCTTCAACTCCGCATCAATCTCATTCTCACCAGCTCTTGCGTAGTTATCTGCAATCTCTGACTCAAGTTTAGCGTTTTCTAGCTGTAGTTTTTGTAACTCAAGTTGCTTCAGTTGTTCTTGTACTGGATCTGGCTCAGGCTGGAACTCCCTCAACCTCTTAGCTTGATCAGGCATCCTCATCAACTCTAGTATGTCTGCCATCAGCTCACGTCTAATAGTAGGATCTTCATTCGGCCCTAAAGTCTGTAATAAGAAACTGATCTCCTGGCTCTTAGCGGCATTGTCTTCAGCAGTACTGATATTCAGAGCTAGGTCAACACGTCCTTCTAAATCGTCTCTTCTAACAGGAACAAACTCTTCATTAGTGACTCTAACTACTTCTTCATCTTCAAGAAACTCTGCGTTGTAAGCCATCCACTTTCTAAGTAACGGCTTAACTAGGTTTTCTGACACGTTCCTAACAACGTTCATTCTACGAGTAGCAGTAGCGTCTAAAGCACCTCTAGCCCCAGTAGCAGTAGCACCTAGAGAATTACCACTAATACCGCCACTAAAGCTCTTAACACCTGTGATACTCTCAATCTCATTATTCATAAGACCAATCATATCAAAAGCACTACCAGGAATCTGATTATAACTACCTTGCCAGAAGTCATTAGGACTACCATTAAACTCAAAGTTGTTACCTTTCAGGAACTTACGCCTGTTAGCCATATCTAGGGCACCTTTACGCATCCCTACTTGACCGTTATTACTCTGAGCCATGTTATCAATAATACCACGAACAATAGCAGTTTTAACCTTCTGGTTATCACCAACTAGTTCAGCATTAGACTCGCCCTGCAACTGGAAAGGAACACTATTAAAAGGTACTACAATAAAAGGAGGTTTACCATCCGGATAAGGATTTGTCTCTAAACGAATAATAGTATCACCAATCCAAGCACAAACAATAGGCTCTGCAATACCATCTTCATTCATATCATAATTACCCCAATACTCGTAAACTACAAATTTCTTACGAGCCTTGTCAGCAAACTTAAATGAGGTATCATACTCTGGATCATAGTCACCGTCCACACCTAGGTCGAGCTTAGCCACCTTACCTAGGTTCTTGTACCTACCATCTTGTCTCAACGTACTTAAGTCAGTCTCATACCTATGAATAACGAATTGGCACTTATCCATATCATCCTGGCAAGTAGGATCAATATAAATATCTTCATTCCTGCAAACTTTAGCAGTAGGTTGGTTCTTCAGTACAACGGTTTCGGTAATCTCTTGTACATCGATATACTCATTACCAAATTCATCAGTAACAATTACTTCTGCTTCTGTAACTACTTCCTCATCTTCGTAGTCCCATCCACACTGTATAACAGCAGTACCCTCTTGATCTAGGACTTTAACAGCCTTAGTCATAAAGTTATACCTATCAAACTTCCTACAGAATTGTGTATTCAACAACAACTCATTCTGCCTAGCGGAACTAGCATCTTCAAAAGTGATAGGGCTACATCTAATAATCTCATTAGTACTAACAAACGGATCTATAATACTAGCATGTTGCCACTCACTCTGCTTCTTGATATCCCTAGATACAATTTTAGATCTACCATCGACTTCATTACCGTAAGGTTTTCCGTCATAAGCATTTTTCCATTCTTTTATACGGACATCTTGCTCATTCTTCAAAACCTCACTAGCTTTCAAGTCAGCTTTAAATGCCTTTAGCAAATCTGTTTGTTTCATCTATTATAAACCTTTAAAAATTTACCCTATTCTAACCGATAACCTTAGTAACATCAAGCTACTTCGTCTGCCTTGAACATAGGGTTAACCTGCATAAACTCACGAATCTCTTCATGGTTTAACCCAAGCCATGCTAGATTGTCTCCAGTCTGGGTAAAGTCCTTACCTCCCAATACGAAACCCGCACCTGATGCAGTTTCTTTTGCTTTCTTCAAGTCGTTATCTAAGTCAGACATCATGTAACCAAAGATAAAGTAACGACCATCATTAGATACCTGATACGATGCTGTTGTCACATCACAATACTGACGAATAGAAAGATACTCAACTGTTCCATCTTCTGCCACTTTCTCAAAGCCTTTTGTACGCATTGGTGCATCGAGCATAGCAACAGGTACAATAGACCAAACGGTTACGACTTCAATAGGCTTTTCATCGCCCTGTTTAATCCACGCTTGCCCATCGTCTGTGATAATAGATGGACGACCATCGGATAGTGTTACTTGTTCTGTGATTTGCATTAGATTATTACTCCATGTTTAGTTGCTAATTTTTGTATATCTTTAGCTCTTTGCTCGTCTGTACGTGTGCCTTGGGTTATTTGGGTTGTGCCAACAATATTATTGAAAACATTAGTATATACACCCTTACCAATACCAGAAACTGTTAAATCAACAGCACAGGCTATATCAGTAGTTTGGTCGTACAGTTCAAGAACTTGCGTAGAATTTTTATACAGTAAAGACTTGTATACTGTCACAGTATCACCATTTCGCTTAATAGTAATTGCAACAGGGTGTGATGTATCAATATAACTAGGTCTTATGCCTAGTGTATAGACACTTAATTGCTGGTAGTAGCCATAACCAACTCTTACAACCTCACTAGACCCATTGGAAAAAACTACTAGGTCTCTATTGACAGCCTCCCTGACCCCTTCGGTAGTCAATATATCAATCTCAAAATCACCGCTAATAACCATATCATTCATATCAACATAACTACGCCCATCACCATACAACTCACCAGTAATGACAGGTTTAGCATCAGGCCAATCTTTCTGCATACCAAACTCATCTACTGTGTACGATTCTGTAACAGTTGATGTTGATACACCTAAAGCATTAGTTACGTTGGTGGTGTTCCAGTTTTGCATTGGGGTGTGAGTTGATGCTTCTACGACGTCAACATACTCGATAGAACGCCACGCTCCAATAGTATTTGTACCAACCCCAAGAATCACATTTGCTGTGGTCGCTGTAGCCGTAAACTTAGCAATAGCCATATTGTTAGCAGTGTTTACAGGCACATTTACAGTATAAGCGAGTGAGCCAACACCAGTTCCTAAGTGCATAAATGAAGAATAGGAAGCACCTCCACCCCAATCATTAACCTTAACTCGTACTAAATACTCTTTCCCAACTTCCGTAGCGTAAAGCATTTCTGAGCCGCCCCATGAAGCGGATACATTTTCCATGTACAGCTTGCCACTCTGGTTCTTCAGAAGAGTATCATACCTCTGATTAGCATTAATTAAGCCATCACTAAAATCACCATTAGTAACCAAGTTCTCAGGCATCGCCAAAGCATGGTTACGCTCATACCCACCCGTTGACTCATTACCTGACAATGGATACCAGAAACCTTCTCCTGCTTGCATAGCGTCAATAGTAGCTTGTGGTAGGAATGCAGATTTAAGTGTGCCGTTTTCCCAATAGAGTGTTTGCTCTGGGTTGTTGTAGTGGGATTGGATTTCTTCTGCTGTTAGAGCTTGGGGGATTAGATAGACATCTTTGATATTGCCTAAAGCGTACTCACCTAACAAAGCGGCTAATCTACTACCAATAACTGCATTAGTTAGGGCTACATCTATATCTATCTGCTTTGACTCACCAAGAGCGCCGTTAGCGTATAAGTATTGGTCTGAGCCTGATACTACAAGCCCCAATGAATAATCACCACCATCACCTATATATACAGTAGAGCTTTCGTTTACATTGCCCCACGTGTGGTTAATTACGTAACCACTGTTTTGTACTGCTAATCCAGATGCTAGTTGATTCTTCCTCGAACCAAAATGAGCAATATGACGAATACCTAATCCGGCTGAGAATCCTGATACGGATGCTAACATGGTGAATTCAGTGATAGAGCTACCACTCTGTGGGACTACAATATAATTATCCACCCCATTAAAGTAAGCACCATGCCCACTGTGTAGTGTGCCGTGTTTAGCTAGGTCTGATTTTTTGTAGAGTTTGATATTGTCGATTGTACCAACTATGTTCGGTAAATTAGTGTCTAAGTATACTCGCATCCTCAAATTTTGTGTGTTCTCTGTAATAAATGAGAACTTAAGTGAGCCTACAGCTGGTGTATACCGTGCAGTCCAGCTGACTGCTCCATCTAGTACAACCACAAATCTTCGACCTGACAAGTGTTCGATTTCTACTACGTACTCAACTCCAGCTTTACCTTCCAACTTAATGTTGTTTTGACTTACATAGTTCTGCCAATACTTAGACGTACCTTCTCCAGAAGTAAGTGTTAAAGCTTCTTCAGAGTTGTCTACCAAAACATGACCTTCAGTTACCCAGTCATTTACACCACCTGAAAAATCATCGTTGATAAGGTGTTTAATCCTATCCTTACCAGTAACGCCCTCATTCACTAACTGACGTGTACCATCAGCCAGAGTACTAACCCTAGATCCAAACAAAGCGTAGTAAAGCTCCTTAGATAAGGAACCTCTACTCTTACGCATAGCCTTAGCTGAGTGTACTCCAGGTACTACAGAGTCCGCTCCAAATATACTACCTGGAAATATCATTAGATATCCCTCTCAACTAGTCCCGTACTCTCTGACTTATTGTATACATACAAGGCATTAACTCCATCAGATACATAAGTAAACGTCTCACTAGGAGAGTCTTCACTACACTCAATAGTTAACCCTTCAGACGAATCTAGAGGAACGCTACTTTTACGCAGCAGTTTAGCCTTACATCTAACAATCCTAAAACTCCCATCTGTATTCGCATCAAAAACCTCTACCCATGTACCAGGTGCTACTACGATATTTGCCATTTCTAAATCCTTTCTCAATAACTATAGACGCTATTCAGCATCTAATAAAAATTCTGTATTTGTTTCTTCTACTACAACTCTAGTAGAGACTTCTTGATAAACCATATTCACAGTTATACCAGTAGCCAATAATAGTCCTAGAAGCTCCATCTAAACTTAGCCTCATGTACATAACTACCGTTAGAACCGGTTAACTCGTATCCTACCGCTGTAGCTCTTAGATTATACATCAGGTTTCCTCTACCTGTCCAATTAGTATCATTCACTTGAACAAATCCATCACTAGTAAACCTACCATACAATGGGATACCCCAATAACCAAACAAAGTACTTTTACCATTAGATCCAATACCTACATCTAACCCAAGCAATCCTTTATCTAGGAAGTCATAACCTACACCATAGACTGCGTGTCTATAACCGTTACTAAAGGTACCAATCAGACCTAGGTGTCCTATACCAAACTCTTTGTGTAGTACGACCTTACCTGAGTGTTTATTATCTTTCATATCTAGATTGATATATACTTTATCGCTTCCCTTACGATCTAGTACCTGTACATTTCCACGACATTCTTCACCGCACACTAATGCTACACTTCCGGCTTGTACTCCGAATGCAGCCATTACTACAGCAGCTGCAAAAATTAACCTACTCATAACATTGTCCTTTATTATCTACTCTAAACACTTGACTAGGGGAAGGCCTGTTTATAACTAGGTCTTCATTTACGTGGTACTTCAATATAGGAGTGTACAGATATATACCGTCCGGTAATTGTTTAGGAGTTTTAAGACTATAACTAAGATACTTATTTACAGCTCCGTGCTCTTCATACGTTACCTTACCTATATCGTATATCGTCCCTTGTTGAGGACCTAATATAGCCATGAACTGTCTTGTCACTTCTACTTTCAAAGCTTTAGTAGTTGTTATGTGCCTAGCTAGGTATACAACACCACCACACCCTACAGTCTGGATATTAGTACTTGTAGATACGATAGTAAGAGGGTCACTCTCCAATTGGTTATATATTCTCTTACCTATACTCCAAGACTCAAACATTATAACAACACTAGCTATAATCATTACAGAAAGTAAGGTTTTTTTATCTGGTAGTTTAGGCATTAACCTACACCCAACACAAGTTTAATTGCTTTCTCAATCCCTATAGACTGTGCTCCATACAAAACCAGCGCTCCATACATACTATACTTTACAGCTGTAAAAGTCTTAGCCAGCTCCCCTACATACTCCGTCAAACCTCGAAAGTCGCTACGAAACTCTTTAAACTCTTTCCTAAGTACGCCTAACTCTTTTTCATGCTGCTCATGACGTTCTTTTAGTAGAGCTGCTTCTACTTTCCAGTCAACGTTCTCACTCATTATAATCCCTATTTACAAACTTTAGTAATATGCTGTATTATACCGCATCACATAGCTTCTCTCAACTACTTGTAATGCTCTACTAACACTCTAACCTGCTCCACTAAAGTTTTATGTCTATCCTTACATTTATGCAGCTTATTTGTATTCACCACGAGTGTATCTGTCAAGTCACCTAGGTCTCCTGTAACCAACAGTTGAGGCTTCTCACACCCAACCATCAAGGTCTCACTCACTTTCGGAGCTGGACCCTTTAAGAAGGTCGTTAACGTGTTGCACCCCGTCATACCCAATGTTGCAATCACCAAGACCGTTACTTTCCACATAGCTATCTACCTTTTCCTTGACCTTCCTATACTTAGTCACATACACGATCTCTTTCTCTGCTTCTAGATCTAGGTACGCTTTCTCTACGTCATACAACTCTTCTTGCAGCTCCATGACCTCTCTCGCATACTCTTGCTCAGCCACTAAAGCTTCTAACGACAGATCCTTAACGGCCTTGTCATACCCGTAATCGTATACAAAATACACTGCATACATAAGTAACAAAACCGCACCTCCTAGTAAATACAATCTAGTCGTCAGCATCTACTTTACCTGTCTCAAAATAGAACTTCCAGAGACCGATGAACGCTCCTATAACAACACCATATTGAACTAGGTGCCACTCCGACATCTCAGTAACAGGTGTTTGGAAGAACCACATATTAAACCATACCAACATAGCCGACATAAACACCATCCCTAACCTAGG